TGCCAGCCACATAGCCATGCACTTGCTGCTCATTCCTACACGGCCAAATGCCAGCCACCGAATCACTTGCGTAGTCGTCTCAGACATCATTCGTTATCTCCAGATCAGCCCAAGGCGCGGGGCTGGGTCGCGTAAACCGGCGTGACTTCGCTTTGCGCAGCCATCGCCACCAAAAATTCCATCCAGTCACTGAACACTCTTTTGCCCATGCGGCTGGTGCGCTGCGGCAGCATGATTACCCTGCCGTCAAATGCAGCCATTCGGGTTTCGCCGTTCCAGCAGCCGGTAAGGACGTCCTTCCAATCGTCTTCTGTGGCCCAGACCATCGCGCCATTGACGCAAAGTTGTTTCTGTTTGGCGAAACCGGCAAGGTACGGCCACTGCGCAGCGTTTTGTTCGATGCTGCGGCTAGGCTCCCCAACCGTCACAGCAAAGCCGTCAGGGGCCGTTTTGACGCACTCCAGCGCCAGCGCTCGGGCTTGCGGGTGGGCTAGGACAAATGCGCGCTTCATCACCTCCCCCACCGCGAAATGCTCAGGCCGACATTTACCAGCCCTTGCTCAGCCAGCGCAAAGGCGCGGCCAAGCACCGCGAACCACAGGGCTAGGAGTTGGGCTAGTAGGCGGAATACTGCGCGGGTCATGACGCCGCCCCCGAAAGCAGCAGCCCCAGCGATTCCGCGATTTGCCGCTCTAACCGCGCCCCGCGTGATTTCGACCAGCCGCGCAGAAAATGCACTTCGTCGCAGCGCGCAACCTGCGCAACAGACATGCGCATGTACCCGGCCCAGCTTTTGCACGGCGGCTCGGGGTTCTCGGCTGGGTTCTCGACCTCGTAGCCCAGCGCCCGTAGCCCTTCGGCTGCGCGGTTGAATGCCGGGTAATTTAATTCTGGAAGGCCGGACATTGGGCCTGCTATGTAGATTCGCGTCATTCACCCCCCATTTCTTCGACAATTGCGGTCACGCCGGGATTCAGCGCGTACCACTTTTTTACAGACAACTCCACAACCTGCGCGTCGTCTTTCCACACAATCCCGTTCACCGCATCACACACAGCCTTGGTTATGTTGTCTGCGTCGGGTTTTGTGGCTGGGTAGATAGCACCCTGCAAAGCTTGGCCTCGCTTCTTTTTGGACCAACTGTCCGGGATGGCGAAGCGGCATATCAGGCGAAGTCGAACCGGGCCTGTAATCAACGCCTGCCCGGCCATTGCTTGATCGGCAAACAGTGCAATAGTGCTTTCGTAGGTCGCCGTCTTTTCTGGCGTGAACATGCGCACAAACCCGCCAGCACGGCCAACGCGGGCGCGCCCCTTGCCTACGGGCTGGCCTGGCACGGTAAAAGTTACCGCTCTCATTTGCGCGCCTCCATCTGCTTTGCCGTGGCCTGCGCCCACTTGGCACAATCCCGCTCAAGCGTCGTGCTGCGCGTTGTGGCCTCGCTCTTGTCCAGGCGGCAACCGACGAAGCCGAGTGCCAGCATTGCTTCGCGGTGGATTGATTTGCCGCCGTTGAGGTTGCGCACCGTAGCGCGTCGGCATGTTCCGCAGCTAGTCATTCATGCCCCGCGATGTTTTTGTTGCCCGCTGGGGCACAGGCATATCCCAGTCCCCAACCTGCTGATACACGCCAGCAAAACTAAGCGGCACCAATCCGGGGGGGCCATTACGATGCGCCACGATTTCAAGCTCGGAGAACCCCGCGAACGATGGCAGCTTGGGGCTCAATGGATGTGCATGGTCAGTGAACAACAGCGCGATTTGATCCGCTGCCGCTTCGATTGCCCCTGAATCTCTGAGGTGCGTCATCGTCGGGCGGTGGTAGCTTTCGTCAGCTTTGCGGCTCATTTGCGACAGCGCCACAACGAAAATATCAAGGTCCAACGCCAAGCCTTTCAGGCCGTTGACAATCACATCTAGCTCTCGATTCCGGTTGTCCTCGCCAGCCCCTTGCATCAATTGCAGGAAGTCAACGAAAAGCACATCCAACCCGTGCTGCCTCTTAACCTGGATCGCTTTACGCCGTATGTCCATCAGGCTCTGCGCTGATTGGTCATCGTGGACAAGGCTTAAATCGCCCAACTTTCTAGCCGCTTCGGTGACAGCTTCCCACATGGCGCTATCTGTTGCGTCTGCCCGCAATATCCGGCCAATATCAAACGATCCCATTGCAGCCGTGTGCCGGTGCATCAACTGGCTGATTGGCATTTCTTGGCTGATAAACAAAACGCTATATTTCCGGGCGAAGTTGCGGGCGAGCGCCAGGGCAACCGCTGTCTTGCCGTGCTTTGGCCTAGCTCCAATGACCATCATTTCGCCGCGCCGCCCTCCACCGTTCATCAGTTTGTCAAGGCCAGCGATGCCGGTAGATAGTGCCGGGTTTTTGCCTTCGCTGAGGTCTTGCAAAAGGGCAAGATATTTGGACAGCGATTCGTTCATGTGTTCGGGATCGCGCTTGCGGTTGACTGTTGCCAACTTGGCCAACGCCATTTGCGCCGCATCGATAATCTTTTCTGCGCTCTGCCCTTCTGGATTGAATGCTGCGCTGGCCGCTTCGTCGCTAGCCGCTACGAGCTTTCGGAGCAAATAGCGGTCGTTCACGATTTCCACGTACCTGCGGATGTTTGCCGCACTTGGAACGTATTGCGCGAGTGAGTTCAGGTACGGGAAACCACCCGCCTCGTCAGCCTTACCAACCGCGCCAAGGCGGTCAAAAATAGAAACAATGTCAGTCGGTTTACCGGCCACGGCAAGCGATTGAGCGGCTTCAAAAATCAGCCGATTGGCGTGGTCGTAGAACGCCTCTGGCATCAGGCCATGAACCCGGTTGATAGACTCAGAATCCAGCATCAACGCGCCCAAAATACTGGCCTCCGCTTCCGCAGAATTAGGGGGTGTCCGCATCAAAATTGCTTCGTCATCACGCCGCATGATTCACGTCCTTGTTGTCGTAATTTCCCTGGATGACCTTGGCGAAGTTGTCAGCCTTCATGAGCCAACCCAGGTCGCAATTGCCCCATTTGCCGCTTCGTCCGGTCAGAAAATCGCTTTTGGAGACATGCCTGAAAAAGCTCTCAAACCACCGTAGCGCGGCCTCTGGCGTCTCCGCGTAGCGGTTGCCGTTGGTGCGCTTTGCCGACAAAACCCACCTCCACCGCGCCCGCATGTTTTGCGAGTTTTTCCCTCCCCACAACTCCGGCTTAGGGTGAGGCAGTTCGGGGAGATGTTCGGCAAAAAGGGCAATCAATCGGGTATGTGGGCAGTCCGGGCTAGCCCCGGCTGCTACAGATACGTCAGTATCTGAATAGTGGTTACTGGTTACTGGCTTATGGCTAGGGTTCCGTTCGGTTTCAGGCGCTGGAACCGTTTCGCTTTGTTTGCTAACCGATTCGCTTTCAGTGATAACCGAATCGGTTATGGTTTTCGGGCGTCCGCCCATACGACCCAAAACCTGATTGGTTTCCGCTACCGCCTGCTTCCGGTGGATTTCCTCGTCGCACCGGCCCTGATGCCATCCATCGGTCTGCTTCTCAAAGAATTCACCTAGGATGATTTCAACCGCCTCGCGCTCGTCTTCGGACTTGGCCCCTACCAGACGCTGAACGGCACGCGTATCGACTGGCAAGGGCTTTTCGCCCGTGTAATACACATCGAGCAGAAGGCAATACACGCCATGCTCTAAAAGGCTCAGGTGCCGCGTTGCCGCCGCATAGTCCCCAATGTGTCGTTTGTAATAATTCAAGCAGCCACCCTGTCAATCTCGCCCATGCCGTCAAAAAAGCATTGCTGACCGTCTTCAATAGCGGCCTGGATAGCGGCATTGCGGGCCTCGATCACCGCGTACATTTCCTTCTTCCAGTGCTGTGCGCTCTCGCGGTCGCCCACCAGCATGGACAATTCAATGCGCTTGCCGTAGAGCTTTATTTCAAGCTCGCGGCACTCTGCGATGAGGGTTTGTGCTGGCGTGTTATTCATGACGATTCCCGTTCGACAAACAAAAAAGCCCTTTGGTTCTTGGTTCTCCACATTGCGGCGTGGCCCGTGAGGGCTAGAGAACCAAGGCCAAAGGGCTTTGATGGTGTCAGCCGCAATGCTTGACGATTGATATTGTACATCATTTTGCGCAAGAATTTATCAAGCAGCCCTCCAAACCTTGCACCCGCCGCGCTTTACTGCGGTTTCGTAAATGCCCCGCGTCTCTGCTTTCCTGCGCTGGACATCGAAATAATCTATGCCCGTAACCTCGGCAATCTCGCGTGCCGTAAGGCCCTCTGGCGCGTCTTTCAGGGCGCGGTGAATAGCTAGGCGCTCCTCAACAGCTTTTGCGCTCAGAGCGTGCTTTGCTGCGGCCTTGCTGGTGTCCGGGTCGGTGCGGCGATGGCGGGTGGTGATAAAGCTGATTGCAAGTTGCATGGCTCACTCCAAAAGTTTCTCAAGCGCGGCTACCAATAGATATGCGGCGAGATTTACAACCGCAAACATGACCGCGAATTGGGCGATGGATTGGAATAGGGGGGTCATGCGGGCACCACTTCCTCAACCTCTTCTTCCACCAGGTCAAACAGCGACGGCATGCTGGCATCGCGTTCTGCGGCTTGCAGGTAGTGCACCTGGTCCTTGAAGTAGCTGGCAGACAATTCAGAACCGCCACCAGTCCGGCCCAGCTTGATCGCCCGTACAGGCACAGTACCCAGGCCACAGAACGGGTCATAGACACGCTCACCCTTCATGCTGTAGCGCTCGATCAGGCGGTCCACAATATCGAACTGCAGAGGGCATACGTGCTTCTCCACCGCCCGGTTGGTCTGGTCACCGTTGAGAGTGCGCATGCGGTTCACGTCATGCCACACGTCCGGGTGATGGCTGCCCGGTGCCAGGCTCATGAAGGTGCTCGGCAGCGCGTTGCGCGCCTGCAGGCCTTCACCGATCTCGACGTGGCGGTCATAGTCGTAGACCTGCCGTAGCGTCTCTTGCGTGAAATACTTAGCCAGCTTTGCCGGACCCAGCGCGGCCATTTCCTCAACCGTCAGCATGCGGTTGCCGCTGGAGCGCCAGAAAGCGTGCGCATCAACCTGCCACTTGGCCAGGCTGTATTCAGCCTTTGACTTCACCACTGGGGTGTCGGCATAGCCGCGCGTGCGGTCAGTCTGCGGCTTGTGGAACAGCAGTATGTACTCCGGGCTGCCAACACCCATTTTGGTGCCGTCCTTGCACATTTCCGTGTAGCCCAGGCGGTAAGTCTGGTTGTTCTCGCGCACCACGTCTGTGACCACGGTAATCATTCCCATGTAGTCAAAGCCGTGTTTGATGCCGTGGAACAGCGCCTCAGCATGGAACGGGCTCACTGTGGGGATACCGGCGCCGGTCACGTTGCCGAAGTTGATACGGTCCTTCACGTGGCAGGCGTAGATGCGGCCGGGCTGCAGGATCCGAAGTAGTTCGGGCGTCAAGTAGTCCATCTGGCGCCAGAAGTGTGCGTTGTCTTCTGTATGTCCGAAGTCGTTGTAGCTCGGCGTGTACTCGTAGTGGTTGGCAAACGGGATGCTGGTCACGATCAGGCTCACCGAGTTGTCGGGTTGCACCTTCGCCTCTTCAACACAATCGTTATTCGCCACCGCGAAATGCTGGCCTGTGACCTCGTAGCGCTTCACCCCAATGGACCTGGCCAGCGTGTCTTGCATGGCCAACTGGCCCAAGCCGTAGGTGCGGATGATCTCGGTCATCTTGGCCTGCATTTCGTCGTGCTGGCGCCACTTATCCTGCAGCGTCTTCAACACTTCTCGCTCGGACTCGGTGTGCACAATGTCAATGCGCACCGCGTGCTCCTGCCCGAAGCGTTGGACACGGTGAATGGCTTGAATGAAGTCGTTGAATTTGAACCCAACCCCCGCGAATACCTCACGGTGGCAATGCCGCTGAAAGTTGCAGCCGCTGCCCGCAATAACTGGCTTCGTAGACAAAATGCGATGCTTTCCGTTGCCGAAGTCCACGATGCGCGCTTCGCGCTGCTCAAGATCTTGGGTTCCCCATACGCTCACAGCTTCTGGGATGGCGACCTGCAGCGCATGGCGTTCGTCCTCCAGGTCGTGCCACACCACAAAGTGGTCATCGGCACCGGCCGTCACGATCTCTTGCACCTTTGCCACCCGTGCGGGCATGCTGTCGCGCTTTTCTGTGGCCGCAGCACTCAGGCCCATAGCCACATTGGGAATCAACAAGCCCTGGCCATTCTTCTCATTCCCTGCGGCGTCGTAATCGCTCGGCACCTCGTGGTAGCGAACATCCAGCGTGGGCAGCACGTAGCCCTCATCGCTGTGGCCCAAGTCGCTCGGGCGCTGGATGAACACCGCCCAGCTCGCCACCCACAGCCAGAACTCTTGTTCCTTGTGCGGGTACAGCGTCAGGTTGCCCGCCTTCTCGCTGTCGCGCTGAAAGAATCGCGTCAAGGCCTGCCCGGTGTCCATCACGCCCAGGTAGCCCGCGTAGTGGATCAACTCCTTGTACCGGTTCGGGCTCGGTGTGGCTGTGTTGACCAACTTGAATTCCACGGGCGCAAACGCGGGTAGAAACTCCTGATACGTCTTGCTGCCGTAGCTGCGCAATACGCTGGCTTCGTCCAGGTTAGAAGCCCTGAACTTGCGCACATCGATCTTGCCCTCGCGCACGCTCTCATAGTTGGTCAAATAAATCGTGCGCTCGTCGCCAATCTCGCTGTCCTCGCGGATGAAGCGCACATCAATGGCGTAGTCGCCCTTGAAGTGCTGCGCCGCCTGCATGATGAACTCTTGCCGCACACCCAGCGGGCACACGTTGATTCGCAGGCCTGGCCGGTGCACACCAATCAGGCGGAACCACTCCAGCGCCGTCACCGTCTTGTGCAACCCAAAGCTGGCGAACACTGCGCGGTTGCCACCCTGGCAGGCCCAGCGCACGATGTCTTTGGTGTGTGGCTTCAAGGTGGGGTTGATCTCTTCCGGGCTCACGTCAAAGCCCCGGAAGCTGGCCATCTTGATCTTGGCCTTGAGGAAGTCGGTGTAATCGCTCATCTCCACATCCCCCCCTCCAAATCATCAAACAGGAAATTGAAGACCTTGGACACAATCCAAAAGGCGAGATAGATGCCACCCGCAATCAGCAGGCCAGCGGTGAACAGGTCAATGAATGCAGCGGCTGCCATCAATCCCTCGCCTGAATTTTTTTATGCTCTCTGTTGATGATCTTCACCAACCACTCCCGGCCTCCATGCCACTGCATCAGCTCGCGCAGACGCCTAAGCACAGAGATGGGGAGACGGACACTTCCGGGTTTTGTTTGCTCATTCATGGGCATAGCGTAGCACACACCGAAACACGCATCAAGAAATATTTATTTATTTTTTGCTTGACTTGTCGTAACACGGCAATTACTATTCTTCATCGAATCACAAACGAAGGAGAAGCAAATGAACATGCGGGACTATGTGGTGAGCGGCACAGACGCCGATGGCGTCAAGCACACAGTCAGTGTGCGTGCTCAGAGCGGCGCTGATGCCGTTAACGATGGGATCGAGCGTGGATGGAATGGCGTTGTCGCCAAGCTGTACCGAGCTGATGCCGGATTCCTTGCTAATTGCGACCGGGCACTCGCTTTGCAGGTTCGCATGGAGCATGTGAGATCTGTGCAGGGGGCGCTGTCATGAGCGATAAAAAATATGAGTTCGTGCCCGGCGATGAAAAAACTATTGCCCCTGGCCGCACGGTTAAGCGAATCCGCCTACTCGTTGCAATCGCTGCGTTTGGCCTGCCATCTGGCTCTTTGGGCGGGTATATCGAATCAAAAGAATGCCTGTCTCAAAGCGGCAATGCGTGGGTGTCCGGCGATGCGCAGGTGTTCGGCGATGCGCGGGTGTTCGGCGATGCGCAGGTGTTCGGCGATGCGCAGGTGTTCGGCGATGCGTGGGTGTTCGGCGATGCGCAGGTGTTCGGCAATGCGCGGGTGTCCGGCAATGCGCAGGTGTTCGGCGATGCGCAGGTGTCCGGCGATGCGCAGGTGTTCGGCGATGCGTGGGTGTTCGGCGATGCGCAGGTGTTCGGCAATGCGCGGGTGTCCGGCAATGCGCGGGTGTCCGGCGATGCGTGGGTGTCCGGCGATGCGCAGGTGTTCGGCGATGCGCAGGTGTTCGGCGATGCGCGGGTGTTCGGCGATGCGCAGGTGTTCGGCAATGCGTCAATCGTGTGGGTCTCGAAGGTAGGCCGAGACAACGGGACGCTGACGGTGTTCACCGGGAAAGACGGCGATTTGATTGCTACTCGCGGATGTTTTATTGGGACGATTGACGAGTTTCTTGCGCAGTCTGAGAAAGTCCACGACGACAGAACTCACCTTGAATATCGAATGTTGATCGAAGTGGCGCACTCGCGGATTACTAGGAGTGCGTCATGAGCGATAGCACTCACACGGTCACGGTTCGCGCCTTCGACTCTGCCTATCCTGGCAGCATGTTCGACAAGCCTCACGGCGAATACGTCGAGCGCGGGGACGCTAGCAGCCTTGCCG